TTGTGCACCACCTTGTCCGTGCGGTCAGACCGCACGTACCGATGTCCGGTTGTACCGGACATGAGAGAGGCCATTCTGTACATGACCTCTCTGGCGTTGCGGGATTTGTCCGCAACGACCCTCGCCAGGAACCCTGGTGAGTGGGGCATTGCCCCATCGCCCCCAATCTCTATGGGGACGTACGGACTGATGCAGTCCGGCTCCTGCGGTACAAGTATGTGCTGCAGGAGGGACGCGCGAGTAAAGTACTTGCGCGCCTTTGGATTGACGTTGTCAACCCAACGCGACTCCTTCCCTAGGAGCGCGAACCTACCCGAATTGCTCATGGAGTAGGCGTCTACCTCAGAAATTTGGGGTAGCAGGAGCCTGAACCTTGGATAATCCAAGTATGACAGCTCCTCACCACGTCTCATCTGGACGTGGTTAGAGGACGATGCCCTTTGTGGCACAAGCGTCCCCTCCTCGCAATAGAATGCGAGGTGACACGAAATGTACGTGTCCTCTTCAGACACCTTAAAAATTGTCCGAAGATTGTCGATCTGTGTCGACAACTGATGAGTTGATGCACTCAGTGCTATCTCATCATCGCCCACAAGACTATAAACTTGTAGGCGGCTCATGCGGCAAATTGCGTCATGAGCGATGGTGAGGATGACTTTTGTCATCATATCACCCATCATCCAGCCTCTTTGTCTGGATACCAACTGGTAATTACCAGTCTGGTCAGGGACGAAAAAGAATCGTCTCCCGTTGTACAGGGTCTTGCCCAGTACAGCCAGTGCGCGAGGAAAACCCTCATGCACCGATGACAGTTTGATTAAGAACTGCCATATCTGACTGCTAACAGTCAGATTTCCGAAGTCCGTCGCTTCGGAAAGATCTGTGCTCAGTGCATAGATCGTAGCACCTTCTGGTAGGTGCTGCCACTCCGCCGATTGCGGATTGAGGACTTTTTGAACAAACCGCCATAAGTGGCGGTCCGCTTTAAGTCCTGACTTTACATGCTTGTGTTGTAAAGTCGCCTGGTACATGTGTGCCAGGACGCCCATGATCACTTGATAGGCGTAAGGCGCGACTGTAATCGTGCGCGCCTTAGAGGGTTCAACAACTGCGTGGACCCTCACACACCTCACGTATGTGGGGTGGTGCAGGGCTGTTTGAACAGCCCAGCTCAGGACATCTCCTGGTGTCCTGACCGGCCGGGGCGTGATGGCCGTCGGCTCGAGCGTTTCCATGTCATATGTGAAACGCAGCACACGCTTTCTAGCAAGCGTGTCGCGGAGGAAAGCAGTCTTTCCCCCCTTGCTTCGAGATGACTCGAGACAAGCAGTTGTGCCTACGGACACAACCGCGTTAACACCCATGGTGTTAACGGCCATCCTGGTAGCATCCAGGAGGTACGGTTCAGGAATTTTGATCCTTTCTGAAGGCTCCTGAACCGTTCTCTTGAACTTTTCAAGAGAATTGCGGATCATCGTATGATCCGCCATGCCCGTCGCCCTGGTTTGACACCAGGTTAAGACGTAGCGTCCCAGCTCAGCTGGCGACTCGAACCCTACCTTTTCTCGGTAGAGGTCGTAATATGGCACCATATGTGCCATAGGCCGGTAGGAATCAATCCTACCAGTGAGGGCAAACGATTTACGCATGCCCTTCTTCAGACTCTTGAAGTCTGATTGAAACTGCGCGTAGTTATTCGCGCAGTTCTCTAACGCCCATCGCGTTAGACGATCAACCTGAGCTTCGCTCGGGTTGTCTGACGTACAGTAATACGCCAGAACTGCCGCAGTGGCAGTATGGAACCAGGACCTTACCTGGTTCAGCCTGCCGGCATCGAGCCGGCGGCGAAGCCTTACTTTGAAGGCTTGA